CGCTCAACGTCACCGACGTTGACGCCGTGCTCGTGGCGTCCGACACGCAGGCCCACGCATCCGTCTCAGAGGGCCTGTCACCGGCTCTCACGCGCCACGCGGCCAAGGACGCGCCGGTCGTGGCATTCGCGGCCAACCAGCGCGGCGAGGTGAGGCTCCAGGGCGGGGACGGGTTGATCACCGGCGCGATACCCGCGTCACAGCCCGGCAAGCAGGTGAACGGGGTCGCCGACGGAGCGGTGCTGCGACGGCTCACGCCCACCGAGTGCGAGCGGCTGCAGGGCTTCCCGGACGGATGGACCGACGTGACGTTCCGTGGCAGGCCCGCCGCAGACACCCCGCGCTACAGGGCGCTCGGGAACTCCATGGCGGTGCCCGTCATGCGGTGGATCGGCGAGCGCCTGGCAGCGGCGGACCTGCTAGCGGGAGGTGAGGGGGCGTGGTGACGATGAGAGAGGGGTCCGACATGGCCGAGGTGATCGAGTACGACGAGGAGCGCTTCGAGTCCGACGTGAAGGTGATGGAGGAGTACGCCGAGAGCGAGTTCGCCGTCCCCGAGATCACGCTCAGCGTGATGGGCGCGGATGACTCGCATCGGAGTTACACGCGGGACTTCGCCGCCCACGCGGCGAAGCTGCTGCGCGGGGCTATGGCCGAGATCGAGCGGCTGAAGGAGGCCCGCTACGGCATCCTGGACGAGATCGGGTGGCCCCGCTACGAGGACGGGCGGCCCGTGCTGATCGAGGACACGGTGATGTGCGCCGATGGATACGATCGGGCCGTCAAGGCCGTCGAGGTCGCCGGGTCGAGCTGCACCATGCGCTTCGAGTCAGAGGCCACATGGGAGATCGCCAGGGGCGTGCGATTCCGCCGCGCCCGCGACACCTGGCCGCAGCTCATGGCTGACATATCCTCCTACGTGGACGGGCGAGACCCGTCGGACCTCGACGCCGACGAGGCTGCCGCGCGAGGCTTCATCCGCCGCGCCGAGGCCCTGGCGGGTGGTCGCGGTGAGTGAGGGCGATGCGCCACGGGACGAGGAGATGCGGGAGGCCGTGGGCCGGTGGCTCAGCTACGTCGTGCAGGCGACGCCGGACCACGAGATCGAGCCCGTGGCGGCGGCGCTGGGGGCATTCGTGGGGGACGTGCGCTCTGCGGCGCAGTCCATGCTGGTCGAAAGAAGGGCGTGATGATGGGCGAGATCACGTCGGGCGACGCGCTCTCCTTCGGGGCCGAGTTCCTCATCGTCTTCGCGGTCGCGTACCCTATCGTGAGGGCGGTGATCGCGCTGGCGGAGCGCCTGGCCGAGTGGATCGACGGTCTGTGACCTGTGTCCGCACGATGTGGTATGGGGTGCCGTTCACCGGCGAAAACATACCGTTCATGCGTTCCTATCTTACAACACAAATAATACTTGCCGATATTACAAAGCATGCTATACTTGAGTTGTAAGAAAGGAAGGGGATAGAAGAAGCCCCGACCGAGCAGAAGGAGAAAGAGATGTTCGACTACCGTGCCATCAAGGACCAGGTCACCGACTACGTCAGCGGCTACGAGGAGGATTTCGACATCGACGGCATCATGGACGAGCTCCGCGCCATCGAGCCCGAGATCCGGAGCATCGACGACGTCGATGGCTTCGACGAGGTCATCCAGCGCCACGACGTGAGCGGCGAGTAAGCGGGCAGGCGAAACCGGCCCCGTCGACCGGGCGGGGCCGACAGGCGGCGGACGAGGGGAGCCGGCCATGAGGAAGATCATCGACAACCGCAAGTACGACACGGAGACGGCGCGCAAGCTGGCCGAGGTCAGCCACGGCGCGCAGAGCGACTTTAAGCACTACGAGGAGACCCTGTACGTCAAGCGCACCGGCGAGCACTTCCTGTACGGCTACGGCCACGCCGCGAGCAAGTACGCGGAGTACGTCGACGGCGGCGGATGGGGCGCGGGCGAGAGGATCATCCCGCTGACCTACGCCGAGGCCCGCGAGTGGGCAGAGCGCGAGCTGGACGCGGACGAGTACGAGGGGATCTTCGGCGAGGTGCCGGAGGGCGACGACGGGAGCGTGACCGTGTCGCTGCGCATCAAGGCGTCGACCCGCGAGCTGCTGCGGCGCATGGCGTCGGAGTCCGGGCGCGCGCAGGGCGAGATACTCGACGAGATCGTGTCGCGCGCGCCGAGGGGCGGTGGGGAGTGAGCACCGACCCCATCCGCCTGCAGCCCGTGGTCGCTGCCGGTGCCCGAGGGGCGGAGATGGCTCGACGGGGAGTGACATATCAAAATCGAACGGGGCCCCGTCGGAGACGATCCGGTGGGGCTCCCGCCATCAGAAGGAGGATTGGACCGCATGGGGGACCACGAGGACCTGAGGGAGGCCGTCGGGTGCATAGACCNGAGTGGGTCGAGGAGAACTCGGACGACCTGCCCGAGGACACCAACGCGGACTGGGACGAGCCGGTGCGGCTCGCGCCCCCGCTCATAGGCACCGAGGATGCGGGCGTGCTCCGGTGCGGCCAGAAGATGGTGGTCGCGGGGCCGTCCAAGGCTGGCAAGAGCTTCGCGCTCATCGACCTCGCGGAGGCCATCGCGTGCGGCGGAGAGTGGCTCGGGTGGCCGTGCCTCAAGGGGCCGGTCTACTACGTGAACCTCGAGATCGCGGACGAGAGCTTCCGCCAGCGCCAGCACATGGTGTGGGAGGCCCGCGACGCCCACGGCGAGACCGGCGACGGGCTCGACGAGGTCAAGCGTAACTTCTACAGATTGGACCTCAGGGGCCGCGCGCAGGACATCGGCAGGCTCGCCCCGGCCATCGTGAGGCGCGTGCTCAAGCGGGCGCCGAGGGGCGGCTTCCGCGCCGTCATCATCGACCCGATCTACAAGGTCAACGGGGGCGACGAGAACGACGCCTCCGCGATCTCGCGCTTCACCAACGCGCTCGACCTCATCGCGTCGCAGCTCGACGCCGCCATCATCTACGTGCACCACCACGCGANCCCAAGCAGATCCGCTTCCTCGAGTCGCGCGGCTTCCGGCGCGTCGGCACGTGGCGCATGGACGAGGCCTCGTCGCTCATCGCGCGGATCAGCGCGAACTCGTGGCGCACGCCCCGCGGGATCGACCCCGCCACGTACGTCCCAGGCGGCGCGTCGTGAGCCCGCGCCAGGCGGAGATCGCCGACCAGATCGGCGCCGTGTGCCTGACCTTCGACAAGCTCATACGGGACCTCGAGCGCCTGATGCGGCGAATCGAGCGGCTCGAGACGAGGATCTCCGGCGTGTACGCCGAGGGCTACGCGGACGGCGTGAGGGAAGCGACCGAAAGGAGACCGAGATGAGCAAGAGGATCTACGTCGTGATGGAGCGGTGGGCCACCGGCGAGCCGGAGACGGGACGCCCGTCCATCGCGTACATGAACCGTGGACGGGCAGATGCGGACGCGGCGCGGCGCGGTGAGTCCGGCCATGGCGTGCTCTACGAGGTCGTGGAAGTGGCCCTTGTGGCCGAGGACACTTGCCACATCCAGATGCCGATCATCGACTGGGAGACCGGCGATCGCGACTGCGTCTGCTCCGCATGCGGGGCGAGCATCGACCCGCAGGACTTGGCCGAGGCGGACGGGCACTGCCCAAACCGCTGGGCAAGGGTTATCGACGATAAGGAGGAGTCATGAGCTGCAGATACTGCAATGGCGAGTGGGGAGACGACATCAAGGAGGCCGACCTTCTCTATCAGGAGATGGACGACACCACGGTCAGCGTCCACGTCCCGGAGGAGGGCTCGCTGGATGACGACCTCGGCCCCGTCCTGTACGCGGAGGTCGGGATCTTCGGCCACACCTTCACAAATAGGTACCCGATCCGCTTCTGCCCCATGTGCGGGCGCGACCTGAGAGGGGGCGGTGAGGGGTGAGCGGCATCCTCGACGTGTGCTGCGGCCCCAGGTCCTTCTACTTCGACAAGGCNCGCACGGCGCGCGAGTGCGGGGCGTCCGAGAGGTGGTGCCGCACGGCGGTGCCCGTCGCCCTCGACCAGGTGGACGCCTACGGCTTCGACCGCGTGAGGGCGGGGCTGGGCCTAGCCGAGGGCTGAGCCGCCGCGCTCCATGTCCTCGCGTATGAGCCGCTTGATGTACCCCTGGCGGTTCCCCTGGGCCATGAGGTGCTCCCAGATGTCGGCCTCCGACGGGTAGAACCTCAGGTCGGTCCGCTTGACCTTCTCGGCGACGTAGCGCCGGGAGGCGCGCTTCTGCGCATCGCTCTGGGCCATCATTCGCCCCCCATCTTCGATTTGATGATCCCGGCCAGCAGGTTCGCGATGAGCGATCCGGCGAGGACGATGAAGAAGAATTTTACGTCTTCCATGGCTGGTACCTCCTGTTGTATGATTTCGATCGAGTGGGAGGCGGGGTTTCCAGGCCCCGCCGTCCCTAGTCGCCTACCGCCTGAAGCGCTTGCCCCGCTTCGGGCGGTTTCTCATCCTCTCGAGCACCGCTGCGGAGATCAGGTTGCCGACCGTCGCCGCCGCGATCGCGAGGATGAGCTGCTTCACGTCTTCCATATCCATCACCTCCTTCCGTGTCTACGCCTACAATTATAGCACGTGTGCTATAGATAGCAAGGTGATCTGAGATATTTTTGCCAGGTCGTGCCAGGTCGTGCCGACTCTTGCCAGGTGCTGCCGGGTCGTGCCGGATCAGACGTGCNCCATGCGGGCCGCCATCGCAGCGTGCCGGGACGCGGGGCGGCCGCCCACGCGGGAGAATGTCCGCGAGGAGATGGCGCTGTCCGGGCTCGAGGTGACGCCGACGCAGCTCACCAACTGGACGGTGAACCGCGCCGGGTGGAGCCCGATCAGGGCCGCGCGGGAGGAGGCGACGGGCCTCCACGTCCTCTGCGACATCGAGGCGGAGATGGCCGAGTCGGTCGAGGGGCTCGACGGCAGGGAAGCCTTGTAACCACGTTGTTACAACGTGACAAGGTGCCTTGTTGTAACACCGTTGTTACAACATACAGCCCCCCTTGTTGTAACGGCTTATATAACCTTGTTTACAACAAGGGGTGTCACCCCTCACTCGGGGGCCTGCCTCCGGCACGCTCGGGGGCGCGGTGAACCGCGCGCCCCTCGCTCTTCGCGGGGGCTCGGCCGATGCAAGCCCCGTCGCGAATGTAATTCCGATACGACAACCGAATAGGAAGGTGCCAATGAGCCACGAAACAGGGGCCGGCGCGCCGCGCAGGGTCGAGGGCTTCCTGCCGATGCGGCCGCCGACCGTCACGCACAACGACCTCAGGGTCCGGGGGCGCGGGGGCGGGCGCTTCGTGGGGAAGTCGGACCGCCTGCTCGAGGCCGAGGCCAAGATCGAGGCGGCGCTGGGCGGCATCGCGCCGGGGGAGCCGCTCGCGGGGCCGGTGGCGCTCACGCTCCNCCCGCCGCACCTCGACCGTGGCCACGGCTGGCAGGCCGCCAAGTACGGCGTGCTCGGCCCGGGGTGGAGGGACGACCTGGCGGCGGGCTTCCGCGAGTGCCTGCGGGTGCTCGCCCCGGGCGGGACGCTCGTCTTCAAGTGGAACGAGTACGCCGTGCCGCTCTCCGAGGTCCTGGCGCTCTGCCCCGCCAAGCCGGTCTTCGGCGTGCGCAGGCCCAAGGCGGCCAGGACGCACTTCATCGTCTACCACAAGGAGGGGTCATGACCGGATCGTACCCGGACGGCGTCACGGACGCCGACATAGAGCGGGAGATGGACGCGGGCGGAGCGCCCGAGGAGTGCGGGATATGCAAGCTGTACAGATGCGATCGCGGATGGGATGCAGGAGTGTGCTTCGACGCATGGTGCTGCAAGCGCGACCACGACCCGCTCGACCGCGCCGTGCTGGCATCCACCGGCAGCGGCATGAAGTGCTGGACCGGCCACTTCGAGCCGGAGGAGGGGGCGTGGTGATGAGGTACGTGTCGCTCTTCAGCGGCATCGAGGCGGCGAGCGTGGCCTGGGGGCCGCTCGGGTGGGAGCCCATGGCCCTCGCCGAGATCGAGCCCTTCCCCTGCGCCGTGCTCACCGAGAGGTACCCGGATGTCCCCAACTTGGGGGACGTGACGGAGATCGACTGGAAGGGTTTCATAGATGATCGCGGAAGGCCAGATGTCGTTGTGGGAGGAAGCCCCTGCCAGTCCTTCTCCGTGGCCGGGAACCGCACCGGACTTGATGGTGCCTCCGGCCTCATGTGGGAGTACGTTCGAGCTGTTCGCGAGCTCCGTCCTCGATGGCTCGTCTGGGAGAACGTCCCGGGGGCGCTGTCGAGCTCGGGCGGGGAGGATTTCAGATGCCTGCTCGGCTCCATGGATGAGCTCGGGTACGGTCTTTGCTGGCGCGTACTGGACGCGCAATTCTACGGAGTGGCCCAGCGACGCCGCCGTGTCTTCCTTGTCGGACATCTTGGAGACGGACGCGCCGCAGACGTACTCCTTGAGCCCGGAGGCCTGCGCTGGGATGCTCCGACGGGCCGAGAGAAGAGGGCGGAGCTTGCCGCTCGAGCTGGACGCGGCCCTGAGGGCGCGGGCGCAGGGGCTGCCGGGCGGTGCCTGACGCAGTACGGGGAGGAGGTGGCGGGCACGCTCACCGCGCGCGCCGACTCCTCGCCCTGCGCCGACCGGGGGCCGTCGGTCCTCATCGCCCGCGGCTTCAAGTACCACGCTGGCGTGACGGGATCAATCGGCTACGGCGAGGCGTCGCCGACGCTCGACGCGAGCATGCCGCCCGCCGCCATCGCCCACGGCTCCAAGCCACACGCCGGGCCTCACGCCGGGTCGATCGCGTACGGCAGCGTATCCCCAACGCTCGACACGGGCAAGCCAATGGGCGTGCTCCAGGTCAAGGGAAACTTCGTCGCGAGGGACACATCGCAGAACGGCGCGCCGTGGTGCGACCCGGACGGGGGTGGGGCCTACACGCTCAACGTCACCGACGTTGACGCCGTGCTCGTGGCGTCCGACACGCAGGCCCACGCATCCGTCTCAGAGGGCCTGTCACCGGCTCTCACGCGCCACGCGGCCAAGGACGCGCCGGTCGTGGCATTCGCGGCCAACCAGCGCGGCGAGGTGAGGCTCCAGGGCGGGGACGGGTTGATCACCGGCGCGATACCNCCCCAGACCGGCGGCCCCAGCCAGGATTTCGATCCGCCCGCCGTTTTTTCTCCCCAAGGATGCGCAAGGAGGCCATGTGGACTTCTCCGTCACGCCCGATTTCGGCCTCGCCGCCGACCTCGACTTCTCGCTCTCAGACGTGGACGTCGCGGGGGACGACGACGGGGTCGGGTGCGGGCGCTACGTCCGGCCGCGCGTCTACGGCGGCACCCTCGGGGCCGTCGAGTACGAGCACGCGCTCGACCTCGCCGAGGGCATCGAGCTCTCCGACGGGTACCGCGCCTTCGCCTTCGTCTCCGGGAACTTCATCTTCGGCGACCTCCTGGAGGCCATGGTCGACCTCGGGAGGATCGCGCCCAGGCGCGTCACGATCCAGACGCTCAGCATGTCAGAGGAGAACGTCGACTCGCTGCGGAACGTGATCGAGATGTCGCCCGGGCTCGAGTCGCTGCGCCTCATCCTCTCCGTCTACTTCTGGGGGCACGAGCGGCACCCGGGCGGCCTCGTGCCGTACCTCTACGAGCGGCTCGACCTCCCCGACATAGAGTTCGACTGCGCCTTCGCGAGCATCCACACGAAGATCGCGACCATCGAGACGGTCGCGGGCCACCGAATCGTCATGGACGGCAGCGCGAACCTGCGCAGCAGCCGGAACATCGAGCAGATGCGCATCGAGGTCGACCCCGCGCTGCACGCCCACATCGAATCATTCGCCGACCGCGTCTTCGCGGCCTACTCGACGATCAACCGTGACGAGCCCCGGCCGAAGCCCGTGAGGGGCGGCAGGCTCTGGGGCTCCGTGACGAGGGGGGAGGGCTGACATGGCATCCGGATCGCACGGCGGCAAGGGCGGCTCCCGCAAGGGCACGACCAAGGCCAGGGAGCGCGGCCGCAGGCGCAAGAAGAAGGACAAGAAGAAGGACAAGAAGAAGCGGGGCGGTCAGGTCGACCTGTACCCAGACATACCGTTCTAGGGCTAGCGAGGGGGGGCGCTGCGATGGCCGGACGGAAGCAGGCTGAGTCGTGGGACGCCGAGGAGGCGGGGCAGATCACCGGCCTCGTCACCTCCGGCAGCGGCATCGACGAGGTGTGCGCCTTCACGCGCTTGACCAGGTCGCAGGTCGACGCCAGGTGCCGGGCGACCTTCGGCGAGGGCTTCGACGCCTTCGCCGCGCGCCAGCGCCTGATCGGGAACGCCATGTTCAACAAGGCGTTGTTCGACGCGGCCTGCGCCGGCAACGCCAAGGCGATGGACATGTACGCGAGGATCGCCACCGGCTACAGCCCGCTCTCGACGCGGGACGGCCCGGCGAGGGGGAAGCCCAAGGGCGAGGCATTGGAGCTGTAGCGAGTGGCCAGATCCGAGTACAGGACGAGGAAGCGGATCACGGAGCCGGCCATCGCCGGGTGGATCCGCACCGTCGAGCGCCGGGCGATCCCGGTCTGCGCCGACCAGGTCGCGCTCGCCGCGCACGTCAAGCGGGTCTTCGCCACCGAGCGCCTGCGCATCGACCGCGAGAGGCTCGCCCGGTACCTCGGGTACCAGCGCTACTTTCCCTTCGACCTCGCCGAGGAGGAGCGCTTCCTCCTCGCGCTCTGGCTCTGCGTCTACGGCGAGGACGGGCTGCCCCGGTGGCCGGACCTCCTCCTCTACGTCTGCCGGGGCTGGGGCAAGACCTCCTTCGCGGCCTTCTGCGCCTTCTGCCTCATCTCACCGGCCAACGGCATCCCGGCCTACGACGTCGACATATGCGCCACGACCGAGGACCAGGCCCGCATCGGCTACCTCGACCTGTGGCGGATCATGGAGGCGTCGCCCGACCTCTTCTCCCAGGGCTTCACCTGGAACAAGATCGAGCTCTCCTGCTTGGAGACCCAGTCCCGATACAAGTTCTGGTCGGGCAACTCGAACTCGAAGGACGGCATGCGCTCCGGCGCCGTGTTCTTCGACGAGGTGCACGCCTACGAGGACAACGCCTCGATGGAGGTATTCACCGGCGGCCTCGGCAAGAAGGACGAGCCCCGCCGCCTGATGACCACCACGGACGGCACCGTGCGCGACGGCCCGCTCGACGAGATGAAGGGGCGCGCCCGCGCGATCCTCGAGGACGGGGAGCCGGACGGCGGCTTCCTGCCCTTCATGTGCAGGCTCGACGACCCGCGCGAGATCGAGGACGAGTCGCTGTGGCCGAAGGCGAACCCGCGCCTCCTCACCTCCAAGTCCCTCATGGCGGAGTACCGCCGAGAGGTCGCCGAGTGGCGCATCTCGCCGGCGCGGCACCCGATGGTGCTCACCAAGCGCTTCAACCTCCCCGAGCAGCGCCGCGACATCGCGGTNCGCGGGACGGCCCGGCGAGGGGGAAGCCCAAGGGCGAGGCATTGGAGCTGTAGCGAGTGGCCAGATCCGAGTACAGGACGAGGAAGCGGATCACGGAGCCGGCCATCGCCGGGTGGATCCGCACCGTCGAGCGCCGGGCGATCCCGGTCTGCGCCGACCAGGTCGCGCTCGCCGCGCACGTCAAGCGGGTCTTCGCCACCGAGCGCCTGCGCATCGACCGCGAGAGGCTCGCCCGGTACCTCGGGTACCAGCGCTACTTTCCCTTCGACCTCGCCGAGGAGGAGCGCTTCCTCCTCGCGCTCTGGCTCTGCGTCTACGGCGAGGACGGGCTGCCCCGGTGGCCGGACCTCCTCCTCTACGTCTGCCGGGGCTGGGGCAAGACCTCCTTCGCGGCCTTCTGCGCCTTCTGCCTCATCTCACCGGCCAACGGCATCCCGGCCTACGACGTCGACATATGCGCCACGACCGAGGACCAGGCCCGCATCGGCTACCTCGACCTGTGGCGGATCATGGAGGCGTCGCCCGACCTCTTCTCCCAGGGCTTCACCTGGAACAAGATCGAGCTCTCCTGCTTGGAGACCCAGTCCCGATACAAGTTCTGGTCGGGCAACTCGAACTCGAAGGACGGCATGCGCTCCGGCGCCGTGTTCTTCGACGAGGTGCACGCCTACGAGGACAACGCCTCGATGGAGGTATTCACCGGCGGCCTCGGCAAGAAGGACGAGCCCCGCCGCCTGATGACCACCACGGACGGCACCGTGCGCGACGGCCCGCTCGACGAGATGAAGGGGCGCGCCCGCGCGATCCTCGAGGACGGGGAGCCGGACGGCGGCTTCCTGCCCTTCATGTGCAGGCTCGACGACCCGCGCGAGATCGAGGACGAGTCGCTGTGGCCGAAGGCGAACCCGCGCCTCCTCACCTCCAAGTCCCTCATGGCGGAGTACCGCCGAGAGGTCGCCGAGTGGCGCATCTCGCCGGCGCGGCACCCGATGGTGCTCACCAAGCGCTTCAACCTCCCCGAGCAGCGCCGCGACATCGCGGTCACCTCGTGGGCGAACCTGGTCGCGGCGTCGCGGCCGGTCGAAGCCGAGCGCCTGCGCGGGCTCCCGTGCGTGGCGGGCGTCGACTACGCGCTCGTGACCGACATGGTCGGGGCGTGCCTGCTCTTCCGCGTCGGCGACGGCGAGTACGCCTCGGTGACGCACGCCTGGTGGTGCACGAGGTCCGCCGACGCCGGCGAGGTCAAGGCCCCGCTCGGCGACTGGGCGGCCGCGGGGCTGCTCACGGAGGTCGACGGCGTCGAGATCCCGACCGAGGACGTCGCCCGGTGGATCCGCTCAACCGCCGACTCGCTCGGGGCGCGCATCGAGTGCGTCGCGGCCGACACCTACCGCTTCTCGCTCATGAGGCGGGCCATCGTCGACGTCATCGGCATGGACGAGACCCTGCGCGGCGCGGACCAGCAGGTGTGGCTGACGCGGCCCTCCGACATCATGCGGGTGCAGCCGGTCATCGACTCCGCCTTCGCCAGGCGCGCGATCGCCTGGGGCGAGAACCCGCTCATGCGGTGGGCGGCCAACAACGCGAAGCTCGAGCCCGCGCCCAACGGCAACTTCAGGTACGGCAAGATCGAGCCGCACTCGCGCAAGACGGACCCCTTCATGGCGCTGGTCCACGCCTTCACGGTGGCCGACCGCATCCCCGAGGACGCGCCGGCCGCCTTCGCCGAACCGGTCTTCTGGTGAGGCCGAATTGAAAACGACAACTTGATATGGAGGCCGCGGTGCCGAGGTTGCAGAGGAAGACCGCTCACGACGACTACGAGGCGTTCGTCGAGAAGTTCAAGCCGAAGAAGACCACCGACGACTGCTACACGCCGCAGGGGGTCTACGACGTCATCCTCGCCTACGCGGCGGAGCGCTTCGGATTCGACCCGGCCGACGCCGTGAGGCCGTTCTGGCCCGGCGGCGACTACGAGTCGTTCGACTACCCGGAGGGGTGCGTCGTCGTCGACAACCCGCCCTTCTCCATCCTCTCGAAGATCAAGCGCTTCTACATGGAGCGCGGCATCCGCTTCCTCCTCTTCGCCCCCTCCCTCACGTGCCTCGGCAGCGACATCCCGGGCGTGGCCGCGATCGTGTGCGACGCCAAGATCCGCTACGAGAACGGCGCGATCGTGCCGACCTCCTTCGCCACCAACATGCTCGACGGCATCAGGGCGGAGTCCTGCCCGGAGCTCACCGAGGCCATCATGGCCGAGCAGGAGAGGGGCAGGCCGGAGGCGCCGACCGTCCCGAGGTACGAGTACCCGGACGAGATCGTGACCGCGGCGATGCTCCAGCGCCTCGCCAGGTACGGCGTCCGCTTCGAGGTGCCCGACGCCGAGTGCCGGCGCGTGTCGCGGCTCGAGTCCCAGCGGGCGCTCGGCAAATCCATCTACGGTGGGTGGTTGCTCCTGTCCCGGCGCATGGCCGAGAAGAGGCGCATGGCAGAGCGGCGGCGCCTCGATGCCGAGCTGATGCGCGCTGGAGCGAACGCCTGCCTCGACGACGGCANGGACCGGCCCTCACCGTGGTCGGCAAGCTCGTCGGCGCGACCGGGAGCATCGCGGGCGGCGTCTCGGGCGCCGTGAAAGCGGTCAACACATTCAAGACCGCGATGACCGCGACGAACCCCGCGCTCATCGACGGCTACCGCAAAAGCGGCGACCTCGCGGGCAGGCTCGGCCTCATGGCGAACCAGAGCGTCGCCGCAGCGGGCGGGGCGAAGCGCTTCTCGGCGGCCGTCGAGAACATGGAGCGCCGCACGGGGAGGATGGTCACCGAGCTCACGCCCGCGCAGGCGCAGATGGCGTCGTTCGCCAACGGCACGAACAGGGCGCAGATGGCGCTGACGAGCTTCGTGTCCACCGCGATGGGCGCCGTCGGCATCGCCGCGACGGCGTACACCGTCGCCAGCGTCGCGAACGAGGTGTACAGGCTCTCGATCGGCTACGAGCAGAACGCCGAGGCGGCGAAGTCCGCCGCGGCGGGCGCATCGAGATTCGCGGAGACCATGACGGCGACGCAGGGGGCCGCCGTCAACCTCGACGTGGCCATGGACGCCAGCGGAAACACCATCAGCGGTCTCCAGAGCACGACCTCCGAGGCCTTCTCGAACATCGTGTCCATCATCCAGCAGAGCATGGCGCAGTCCGGGACGATCACGCAGCAGGCGGCCGAAGAGATCGCGAGGAGCTTCGAGCGCATCCGCCAGGCGTCGGACAACGAGGCGTCCGCCTTCGCGAACGTGATCGCCGCGGTATCGGGGGCCTACGACAAGCTCGACAGCTCGAACGTCTCCCAGTACGTCGCCGACGTCAAATCGGCGTTCGATACCGGTAAGACCCAGCTCGAGGGCAACCTCAAGGACCAGCTCCAGCTGATCCAGTCCTACCACCAGCAGGTGGGCGACGTCGGGTCCGAGGCGCACCAGCGCGACGTGCAGGCGGCGAAGGACGCCTACACGAGGCAGCTCGACACCATCGAGCAGGCCAAGGATCAGGCCCTCTCGAAGACGAGCGAGCTGTACAGCGAGATCGGCGACGAGACGATGAACGGGTTCGCCAAGATCTCGGAGCTCATCGAGCGGAACAAATACAGCGGCGCGCTCGACGGCGGGATCCTCTCCGCCCTGAACCTCCACNAGGGCGACACGGGCCCGCAGGGGCCGCCCGGCGAGTCGGCCGGGGCCTTCCTCGCGGCGCACCCGGTCGGCAGCTACTTCGAGACGAGCGATCCGTACTTCTACCCGCCGTCGCAGGGCGGCACGTGGGAGCGGGTCAGGGGCACCGGGCCGTACACGTGGCACCGGACCGCATGACATGGGAGAGGGGATGCATCGATGAGCAGGACCACGGGTTTCTCGCGGTACGTGTGCGACCGCTGCGGGACCACCGTCCACGCGCCGGACGGCGGGCAGGAGGTGCAGGCGTGGCAGGAGGTCAAGCGCGTCACGGCGAGCGGGACCGGCATCACGCGCCTGCTCTGCCCGGCGTGCGCCAAGGCCTACTACGACCTCGCGCAGGGGCAGGACACGGGATTCACGGCCTTCATGGAGGCCGGTAGGAAGAGGGAGGAGCAGTAATGGCCTTCGAGATCATCGACGGGCAGACGGGGGTCAAGCACATCTCGTCCGACGACCTCGCCGCGCTCAACATCGGGCTCCTCGGGACCGACTCGTGCGTCTTCCGCTTCGGCGCGGACTTCGGCGTCACGGTCAACTCGGCGAACTCGGTCACCGTGGGCACGGGCGCGGGGATGGTGGACGGCAAGCGCTTCTGGGGGCCGTCCGCGACCACCGTNAGCCGGCCGACCCCGACCCGGTTCCCGCTCCGGCGGACCCGGATCCCGAGCCGCGCGGCTTCCAGCGCCTCGCGCGGATGCTCGCTCAGTAAGCAGAAAAAACGAATGATAGGAGCACAAATGCCCATCAACCTCAACTCCGCCTCCAAGCAGGCGGTGCAGGCGCTCGCCCAGGCCTTCGCCTCCGACGACGGCGCCCAGGTCGAGCAGGCCCTCGACGGCCTGCGCGAGTCCATCCTCGCCGACACCGCCGAGCAGTACCGCGAGGCCGTCGCCTCCAACGACTCGGCGATCCTCGCCCAGCGCGGCTTCCGCCAGCTCACCAGCGACGAGACCGCCTACTACCAGCGCGTGATCGACGCGCTCTCCGGGGCCAACCCCCGCCAGGCCTTCGCCGACTTCGCGACCACCCCGGACAAGATGATGCCCGCCACGATCTTCGACGAGATCCTCAAGGGCATCCAGGAGGCGCACCCGCTGCTCGCCGCCGTCAACGTGGTCAGCGTCGGCTACATCACCGAGTGGCTGCGCAACAAGCACACCCGCCAGCTCGCGGCGTGGGGGAGCGTCGGCGAGGCGGTCACCAAGGAGATCACCTCCGCCTTCGAGGTGGTCGACGTCAAGCAGGGCAAGCTCTCCGCCTTCGCCCTCGTCTCGATCGACATGCTGCGACTCGGCCCCGTGTGGCTCGACGGATACATCCGCACCGTCCTCGGCGAGGCCCTCGCGTGCGGCCTCGAGACCGGCATCGTGACCGGCAAGGGTGTCGCCGGCGAGCCCATCGGCCTCGACCGCGACATCCACGAGGGCGTGAGCGTCAACCAGACCACCGGCTACCCCCGCAAGAAGGCCGTCGCGGTGAAGGACCTCACCCCGGCCTCCTACGGACCGCTCGTGGCCAAGCTCGCGAAGGACGAGAAGGGCCGCGACAAGGTCATCGACTTCCGCGACGGCGGCTCGGGCCTCGCGCTCATCTGCTCGAACTCCGACTACCTGACGAAGATCATGCCCGCGACCACGCTGCTCACCTCGGGCGGCGTCTACGCCCGCGACCTCTTCCCGCTGCCGACCGAGGTCTACCCGTCCGTCGCCGTCTCCGACGGCGAGGCGATCCTCGCGATCATCGGCGAGTACGACCTCTTCGCGGGCGGGAACCGCGGCATCGAGTACAGCGACGAGGTGAAGTTCCTCGAGGACCAGCGCGCCTTCAAGACGGTGCTCTACGCCTTCGGCCGCGCCGTCGACGACACCTCCGCCGTGCTCCTCGACATCTCGAAGCTCGACCCCGCGTACACGACCGTCAAGGTCGCCGGCGNGGCGTCGTGGAGATGGCCTACGAGGTCGAGGTGCTCGGGCGCTGACGCCCGGTCCGGCAGGCCGAATCAGAAAAACGAAAATCCGATAAGGAGGACACGCATGGCGGGTCAAGAGGGAAGCGTGCGCTTCGGTCTGAAGCGCGCGTTCTGGGCGAAGAAGCTCGGCGAGGGCAAGTACGCAAAGCCGGTGGCTTTCAAGTACCCGAAGTCGGTCGACATGTCCGACAAGTCCGGCAGCAAGTCGATCATCTACGGCGGCGACCGCGCCGTCTACACCAACGGCGGCGGGGGCTCCCGCGAGCTCGGCGTCACCATGACGCACTTCGACCGCGAGTTCCTGAAGGAGATCCTCGGGCAGACGGTCGACGCCGAGGGCGGCGGCCTCGTCGAGAGCGCCTCGGACGTCATGTCCGCCTTCGCCTTCGGCATCGAGACCAACTCGGACCAGGGCGCCTACCGCACCTGGTTCCTGGACTGCACGAGCTCCAACGTCAGCTTCTCGCCGAAGACCAACGAGGAGAGCATCTCCGAGGTCTCCGAGACCGCGACCTTCACCGCCGTCGAGGCGACCATGAAGGGCGGCAAGAGCATGACCATGTACACGCTCGAGCCGGGCGACTCCGGGTACGACGCGGCGTTCGACGCCGTGCCGTTCTCCGACGGCAAGACCGCGCAGCCGTAAGGGCCGGCAGCAAGACGGGCACACGGGGGCGGCCGGGGGGCCGCCCCCTCTCTTTCAGGGGGTAATCCATGGCATCACCGGACAGCACCGCGACGGTCACCGTCGGCGGCGAGGAGCTCGAGATCGCGGCGACGAACCGCGCGTGCATGGTCTACGCGCGGGAGTTCAAGCCCGGGGCCGAGGCACCGTACACGGGGTCGCTCGTCGGCGACATCATCACCGAGTTCACGGCCGACACGGGCCAGCGCTTCCACTCGTGGGCGGACCTGCCGCACGTGCTGGGCGCCGTCTGGGCCATGGCCACGGCTGCGGGCTCCACGAAGCAGAAATGGCCGCGCTTCCTCGATCGCGTGATGGGGTCCGACGCGTCGGTCGCGGAGGTGACGGCGGCCACGACCGAGCTCTTCACCGACGGGCACCTCGGGTCGCGCACCTTTTTTCGGCAGCAAGCGGGAGCGGACGCTGCTGGAGAACCCGACGCGGAGCCGTCGGGGGAGTGACCGGGAGGACGCCCCCACGGCCGAGCAGCGCATGTGGCCCGACGAGGCCCGCGTGCTCGCGCTCATGTCGGCGGGCTTCACCCACAGCGAGGCGCTCGACCTCACCCCGCTCGAATCGAAGATCTACCTGGGCATATCGGCCGCGTGGGCGGTGCCGCCCGGCGACCGCGTCGGCGGCGTCGAGCCCGCGACCGCCGCGCAGGCGAGGGCTCTTCTGACGGGAGGCTGATAGACACATGGCCGACGAGTACAAGGGCCTGCACGTCCGCTTCCGCGGCGAGGACGGCGACCTCACGAGGGTGCTCCGCAGCATCGGCTCGGAGGCGAGGACCGCGCAGTCCCGCCTGCGCGGCGTGCAGAGCGCCCTCAAGCTCGACCCCAAGAGCCCGGCGCTGCTCGCCGAGAGGCTCAAGTACGCCTCGGAGGCGGCCACCAGGACGCGCGAGCGCCTGAACGCCCTCAAGTCGGCGCAGGAGCAGCTCGCGGCGTCCGGTGACACGACCAGCGAGGTCTACCAGCGGCTGTCCTACGACATCGCCCGCACCGAGGCGTACTACAGGCGCGACGCGGCGGCCCTCGTCAAGGTCACCGAGTCCATGACGGCGCTCGGCAGGGCGTCCACCGCCCTCGACGCGTACGCGGCCAAGGCGGCCGCCGCCTCCGCGAGCATCCAGGGGCTCGGGTCGAGGCTCACGACCGGGGTCACGCTGCCGATCGCCGCCGCCGGCGGGCTCATGGTGAAGAGCGCCGTCGACGTCGACACGGCGCTCACCGGCGTGCGCAAGACGGTCGACATGACCGAGGAGGGCTACCGCAAGCTCAAGGACGGCGCGGTCGAGCTCTCGAAGACCCAGCCCGTGAGCGCGTCGGCCATCCTCGACATCGAGACCATGGGCGGCCAGCTCGGGTGGGCCAACGACCGGCTCCAGGACTTCGCGATGACGGTCTCCGGCCTCGACATCGCGACCGACATGGACGCCGACACCGCGGCGACCAATCTGGCGCAGTTCGCCAACGTGACGCGGATGGCGCAGGACCAGGCCCAGAACTACGCGTCGGCGATCGTCGGGCTCGGCAACAACATGGCCACGACGGAGAGCAAGATCTCCGACATGGCCCTCAACATGGCCTCGGCCGGCACGCAGGCCGGCATGAGCCAGGCCGACATCCTCGGCGTGGCGGCGGCCGTCTCCTCACTCGGCATGGAGGCCCAGGCGGGCGGCAGCGCCTTCAGCAAGACGATCAACGAGATCGGCATGCAGGTCTCGTCCGGCGGCGACGGCCTCGAGAAATGGGCGCAGCTCGCGCACATGAGCGCCGAGGAGTTCAAGAGCGCCTGGGGCTCGGACGTCACCGGGACCTTCGAGCGCGTCGTGCAGGGCATGTCCGAGGTCTCGGCCAACGGCGGCGACCTCAACACGACGCTCGCCGAGCTCGGCATCACGGAGCTCCGCCAGTCGGACCTCATGCGCCGCCTCGCCGGCAACTCGGACCTCCTGACGCGCGCCGTCGACCTCTCGAACACCAGCTGGCGGGAGAACACGGCGCTCGCGCGCGAGGTCGGNTCGTGCCGGGCACGACGCGCGACGTGATGGCCGGCTCCCGGCGCGTGGCCGAGGTCACGCCCTACACCGTCGAGCTCTACGAGCGGGGCAGCTCGCTCGCGCTCGAGGCAAAGGTGGAGGCCGCGCTCACCGCGGCGGGCCTCCCGTTCACAAGGCGCTGCGTCCCGCTCTCGGGCGGCGTCGTGGAGATGGCCTACGAGGTCGAGGTGCTCGGGCGCTGACGCCCGGTCCGGCAGGCCGAATCAGAAAAACGAAAATCCGATAAGGAGGACACGCATGGCGGGTCAAGAGGGAAGCGTGCGCTTCGGTCTGAAGCGCGCGTTCTGGGCGAAGAAGCTCGGCGAGGGCAAGTACGCAAAGCCGGTGGCTTTCAAGTACCCGAAGTCGGTCGACATGTCCGACAAGTCCGGCAGCAAGTCGATCATCTACGGCGGCGACCGCGCCGTCTACACCAACGGCGGCGGGGGCTCCCGCGAGCTCGGCGTCACCATGACGCACTTCGACCGCGAGTTCCTGAAGGAGATCCTCGGGCAGACGGTCGACGCCGAGGGCGGCGGCCTCGTCGAGAGCGCCTCGGACGTCATGTCCGCCTTCGCCTTCGGCATCGAGACCAACTCGGACCAGGGCGCCTACCGCACCTGGTTCCTGGACTGCACGAGCTCCAACGTCAGCTTCTCGCCGAAGACCAACGAGGAGAGCATCTCCGAGGTCTCCGAGACCGCGACCTTCACCGCCGTCGAGGCGACCATGAAGGGCGGCAAGAGCATGACCATGTACACGCTCGAGCCGGGCGACTCCGGGTACGACGCGGCGTTCGACGCCGTGCCGTTCTCCGACGGCAAGACCGCGCAGCCGTAAGGGCCGGCAGCAAGACGGGCACACGGGGGCGGCCGGGGGGCCGCCCCCTCTCTTTCAGGGGGTAATCCATGGCATCACCGGACAGCACCGCGACGGTCACCGTCGGCGGCGAGGAGCTCGAGATCGCGGCGACGAACCGCGCGTGCATGGTCTACGCGCGGGAGTTCAAGCCCGGGGCCGAGGCACCGTACACGGGGTCGCTCGTCGGCGACATCATCACCGAGTTCACGGCCGACACGGGCCAGCGCTTCCACTCGTGGGCGGACCTGCCGCACGTGCTGGGCGCCGTCTGGGCCATGGCCACGGCTGCGGGCTCCACGAAGCAGAAATGGCCGCGCTTCCTCGATCGCGTGATGGGGTCCGACGCGTCGGTCGCGGAGGTGACGGCGGCCACGACCGAGCTCTTCACCGACGGGCACCTCGGGTCGCGCACCTTTTTTCGGCAGCAAGCGGGAGCGGACGCTGCTGGAGAACCCGACGCGGAGCCGTCGGGGGAGTGACCGGGAGGACGCCCCCACNGGCACCGATTGACCACAAGCGAAAGGACAGATGAATGAACGACTACGGCGCATGGCTGAAAGCGGCCCTCGTGCGCGCGGTGAAGACCGGCGCGCAGACCCTCGCGTCCCTGATCGGCACGGGCGCGGTCGGCATCCTCGACCTCGACTGGGCGCAGATGGCGGGCGTCACGGCGACCGCCGTGGTGCTCAGCCTCCTCACGAGCGTGGCGGGCGTCCCCGAGGTGGGGGACGGCGCGAGCCCGCTTTCCAAGGGCGGCGAGTGACGTGGACGAGCTGACCGACGAGATGAAGGCCCTGATCATGGCCCAGGACGCCACCGACGAGCCCGACGCCGTGGAGCCGGAGGGCGGTGAGGCCGATGGCGACCGCTAACGACCTCGTGGCCACAGCCGCGCAGGAGGTCGGCTACAGCCGCTGGCTGGACCCCCTGGCGGGGACCAAGTACGGGCGCGAGTACGCGAAGCGCATGAACTCCGCCTGGTTCGGCGGCAACGGCGTGCCCTATTGCGCGATGTTCGTCTCCTGGTGCCTCTGGCAGATCGGGCTCTCCGTGCCCGGGTACCCGACGGCGTACGTCCCATCCGGCGTGGAGGGGGCACGCAGGGCAGGGCGGCTGCTCTCGGACCCCCGCGACGCGCAGCCGGGGGACATCGTGAACTTCGACTGGAACCCGAACGCCCACGACGGCGCGGACCACGTCGGCATCGTCGAGGCCAACCTCGGCTGGTGCCTGCAGACGATCGAGGGCAACACCAGCTCCGGCTCCGGCGGGAGCCAGGGCAACGGCGGCCTCGTGGCGCGCCGCCGCCGCACGTGGGGCGTCGTGCACAGCGTCATACGCCCGGCCTTCGACGGGCAGGCCGCGCAGGCCCCGATGCAGGCACCGCAGCCGCAGGCCCCGTCGAAGCCTGCCAAGCTGGCCGAGGACGGGTACTGGGGCCGCTCAACCACGGACGCCCTCCAGTACGTCGCCGGTACCGTGCGGGACGGCGAGATCTGGGGGCAGTACACGGCCCACGCCTGGCGGCTCAAGGGCTGCACGCAGGGCTGGGTGTACAGCCAGAGCCCCAAGGGCTCCCCGGCCATCCGTTTCCTCCAGCGGGCCTGCGGGGCCGATCCCGACGGCATCATGGGGCCGGGCAGCATCAACGCGTTGATCCGGTGCCTGGGAAACGGGATCCAGGACGGCGTGCTCGATGCGCCGAGCAAGGCCATCATGGGCTTGCAGCGCTGGCTCAACGGCAAGATGGGCTACTAGACCGCATCACGATGCGCACCTCCTCCACCTTCGGGTGGGGGAGGTTTTTTCATTAGTCGGCCTTCCACCTTGTTATGGGGAGGTGGACCGGTTCTCGGTGCGTCCCTATTTCGTCCTAAAGCTCGTAACATGCGGTTTTTACTGTCACTTGTGAATGAATAATGGCAGCTCATGGTTCTTTACGCATCTCAAGTATCACTATTGGTACAATCTACCGGTCAATACCCCGTACTTGGTCCCCCGCTCCACCGGCGGTCTCCCAGTTCGGGGCGAACAAAGGGCCCGTCGGCCCTGAAGAAGAAAGGTGCATCATGACCATCTCCAAGGAGCGCAAGGCGGAGCTCACCGCCAAGTTCGGCAAGAACGCGCAGGACACCGGCAACTCCAAGGTCCAGGTCGCCATCCTGACCGACCGCATCAAGGAGCTCACCGAGCACATGAAGTCCCACCAGAAGGACTTCCACACCCGCCGCGGTCTGCTGATGCTCGTCGGCAAGCGCCGTCGCCTCCTCTCCTACATCAAGAAGAGCGACATCAACGAGTACCGCGAGCTCATCAAGGAACTCGGTATTCGCGACAATATCCAGTAGCGATCCAGTGCATGCAGGGGCGCGGGCGATCCGCGCCCCTTTTCATGTGGGGGCCCGAAAAATCGCGCCCTACACCGCCCGGCAAAACGCCGCCGGGCACTAGGCAGCCCGTGCGCAATGCGGCGCACGGAGATGAGAGGAACAATGACACTCGTATCCAAGACCTTCGAACTCTACGGCAAGACGTACACCCTCGAGTCCGGTGAGCTCGCGAAGCAGGCCACCGGCGCCGCCCTCGTCAAGCAGGGCGACACCACGGCCCTCACCACCGTGGTCGTCTCCCGCGAGCGCAAGAACTACGACTTCTTCCCGCTCACGGTCGACTTCGTCGAGAGGATGTACGCGGTCGGCCGCATCCCCGGCGGCTACCTGAAGCGCGAGGGCCGCCCGTCCGACAAGGCGACGCTCACGGCCCGCATGATCGACCGCCCGATCCGCCCGAGCTTCCCCGACGGCTTCCGCAACGAGGTCCAGATCGTGGCCACGTCGCTCGTCGCCGACCAGGTGAACCCCATCGACGTCATCTGCACCATGGGCGCCTCGCTCGCCATGACGCTCGGCGGCGTCCCCTTCGAGGGCCCGCTCGCCTGCGTGCGCATCGGCCGCAACCGCGAGACCGGTGAGCTCATCGTCAACCCTACCTACGAGGAGCGCGCCGCCTCCGATCTCGATCTCGAGCTCGCCGGCACCCGCGACTTCATCTCCATGGTCGAGGCCGGCGCCGACGAGGTCTCCGAGGAGGACATGCTCGAGGCCATGCGCTTCGGCCAGGAGGCCATCGGGGCCTTCTGCGACGCCCAGCTTGAGTTCGTCGAGGAGTGGGAGCGCGTGAACGGCGAGATCGTCCCGCGCGAGTACCCGCTTGACGTCCCCTCAGAGGAGGTGCACGAGCGCGTCTTCGCCCACTACGATGAGATGGCGACCGCGCTGCGCGACGCCGACAAGCTCGCCCGCCAGGACAAGGTGGCCGAGCTCAAGGAGGCCATCCGCGCCGAGTTTAGCGAGGACGAGCTCGTCGAGTGGGAGCGCGACATCCCCGTCCAGCTCAAGAAACTCGAGAAGCAGGCCATGCGCACGATGGTCGTCGAGACCGGCGAGCGCGTTGACGGCCGCGCGGCCGACGAGATCCGCCCGATCATGGTGAAGCCTGGCTACCTGCCGCTCGTGCACGGCTCCGGCCTCTTCCAGCGCGGTCAGACCCAGGTCCTCTCCGTGCTCTCGCTCGGCATGCTGAACGAGGGCCAGCGCCTGGACACCATCGAGCCCACCGAGGGCAAGCGCTACATGCACCAGTACAGCTTCCCGCCCTACTGCACCGGTGAGACCGGCCGCGTGGGCGCCCCGAAGCGCCGCGAGATCGGCCACGGCGACCTCGCCGAGCGCGCCCTGCTCCCGGTCCTCCCCGATGAGAACGAGTTCCCCTACGCCCTCCGCGTCGTCTCCGACGTCATGGAGTCCAACGGCTCGAGCTCCATGGCGAGCGCCTGCGGCAGCTGCCTGGCCCTCATGGACGGCGGCGTGCCGCTGAAGCGCCCCGTCTCCGGCATCGCCATGGGCCTCATCCAGGAGGAGGGCAAGACCGTCGTCCTCTCCGACATCCAGGGCGTCGAGGACTTCCTCGGCGACATGGACTTCAAGGTCTGCGGCACCGAGCGCGGCATCACGGCGCTCCAGATGGACAACAAGGCCACGGGCCTCACCTTCGAGATCCTCTCCCGCGCCCTCGCCCAGGCGAAGGAGGGCCGCGCGTTCATCCTCGACAAGATGCTCGCCGAGATCGACGGCCCGCGCGCTGAGACCCGGCCCACCGCGCCACGCATCGTCTCGATCAGCGTGCCGGTTGACAAGATCCGCGAGGTCATCGGCTCGGGCGGCAAGGTCATCCGCGGTATCCAGGATGAGACCGGCGCGTCCGTGGACATCCAGGAGGACGGCACCGTCTACGTGGGCGGCACCGGCGAGAGCGTCGAGGCTGCCGTCGAGCGCATCCAGCTCATCGTCAAGGTCCCCGAGGTCGGCGAGGTCTACACCGGCCGCGTCGTCTCGATCCAGCCCTTCGGCGCCTTCGTGAACCTCCTGCCGGGCAAGGACGGCCTCCTGCACATCTCACGCGTCGCCCAGGGCCGCGTTGAGAAGGTCGAGGATGTCCTGAACATCGGCGATGAGGTCGAGGTCACGGTCATCGAGGTCGACGACCGCGGCAAGATCTCCCTCGATCGCCTGAACAAGCCCGAGGCCCCCGGCGGCGGGCACGGCGGCGAGCCCCGCGACCGCGG